AGAGGACTTGTACAAAGTAAAGTATCTACTACAGACTTTAGTGTATTAGAACAAACACTTGCTCGTAGAACATTTGATGAGTCAGGTGATTATGTTGTAGAAAATTTTGATATTGATGTAAGAGAGTTAGCACAAAAAGATGGCAACAGAGGTATCTTTGGTGCTGATGAGTTTGGATTATACAATGGATATAGTCTTGGTGATGCATCTAGAAAGATGATTGCAAGCATCGGACCTGGCAAGGCATATATCAAAGGTTATGAGATTGTCAATAAAGAGACTAAGTATCTTGAAATAAACAAAGCAAGGGAGAGTCTCTCTACTGACAATGTAAATTTAAAATCAAGAGGTCTACCAACATATAACATTACTAACGTATTTGGTAGCGTTCCTCTAAACAAGGAAGGATCTGATCTTACTGCATATCCTGATATATTCTTATACAATACATTCAATGATGGATCTATTGGATTAAGCAATACAGAACTAAGTACAGATCATAGACAAACTGTAGATAGAAGAGGAAAATTATTTTCATCTGATGATGGTATCAAAACTATCACTATTCAAGTTACAAGTGCTACAACATTAATTGGTGCAGTTACAGATACTACATTCCAAACACAATTTGGAACTTTATATTACATCAAGACTAGAGCTGATGGTGGTTCACCTACAGCAATTGGTTCTTTTAAAACATTATCATTTGCTACAACTAACAAACCACTTGTTAATTCATCAGAGTCTGTTCAGTATCTAGAACTTACAATATTTGGTCCTAAAGATGAATTAGAACTATTATTGCTAGAGTATGATTTAGCAGACGATGAATACAAGAGAAAGATATTCTTAACACAGAATGCTGCTCAAGCAAACTCAGGTGATGAGTTTGGATTCATAGTAGATTACTCTCCTACCATCACTCCTGTAATTGGTAAATCAAAACCTAGTAACTTTACAGTAAAAGAGAGAGGTAGTGGATTTAATCCAGACTCTGATGTGGTTTTATCAAAAGGACGTCTTGCTGCAGGAACTAGTGCATACAATACAACTTTCGGATATTCTTACTTTGATCCTCAGTTCTTTACTAAAATTATCTTAGAAAATAGTCCTACAGGAACTAATGCATTTGATGAAGGTAGTTATGTATTTGGTATTCAAAGTAAGGCATATGGTGTTGTAGAAGGTTCATCAACTGGTAGTTATTCTACTGGTAAAATATTATTTGTAAAAACACTATCAGGTAAGTTTTTATCAGGTGAGACAATACAAGATGAAGGAGGAAACACTGTAAGGATTGCAAAAGATAATACAATCTCTCACTTTGTTGTTCAGAATAGAGGACTAGGATATGCAGATGGTGCTACTCTATTAATTAATGGTCTAGAATTTGATAGTTCTAAAATTTCAATATCTAGAACTAACGATGGTAAAATTTACAAAGCAGCAATAACTAATAGATCTGCTGTAGGTATTGAGTATGCTCAACCTCCTGCAATAACAGTTCAAAATCCAGTAAGTGCTGGTTCACCTAACTCAGCTGCATCTGTCGTACCTGTTCTATTCAGAAACACTGTTACTACATATACACCACAAAATGTTAAGTCTATTGGTGGTACATATGGTGCAGGAAATGAAAATGTATTCTCAGCAGACGTTGTTGTAGATAGTCAAAAGTATTCTGAGATTAAAACTGTAACTGACTATACATTCTTTGGCGGAAAAGGATCTAACTTTATTGAGTCAACAAGTTTTAGTGCTGATGCATCTACTGCTGTACAGCAGGGAGATCTTGTACAATTCTCAGATGATGACAATAATCTTGTTAGAGCAATTGTACAATATGCAACAGAACAACAAGGATCATATAAATCTAGGATTTACTTAGACACAGCTTTACCTGGTGCAGTTACTAATGCTAGTATTGTAAGATTACGTCCAAAGGTAGACAATTCTACAAGTGGCACACTACTATACTCAACTGGTAGTAAGCAAGTTTCTCAAGTTTCTGCTGGAGGAGATGATACTAAGATCAAATATTATTTCCGTAGAGATTTTGTAACTACTGCATCTAGTTCTGGTGGTGTGATAACATTTGCTGCCCAGTTACCATTTGGTACACAAAGGTTTGCTGCATATCGTGAAGAGAATTTTATAATTACAATTCTAGATGCTGGAGATGCACCTGATATTGTAAAAGGTGATATCATTTATGTTGAGTCTGATGATGTAGAAATTACCTCGTCAACAGATACTGCTAGTGGTCTTACATCTGGTAGTATTAGTTTACAACTACCATTAAATTATTTTGGAACTATCCCATCTAATGGAGCATTCCCTAAACTTAAATTAACTGCAACTCTTGAAGTATCTAATGCAAAACCAAGACTCAAGACTGCCATCAAGAATAAGAGAATTACAGTTACATCTGCTGGTGACCGTATAGTGCCATTAAGAGGTACAGATTATGATAGTGAAGCAGTAGAAATATTATCATACTCTGATGCTTACAAATTGAGGTATGTGTATGAAGGAACATCATCACAACCTCCTGAGATTGATACTGCTGGTAATTTAATCTCTGGTACAGATGTAACATCTAGGTATACATTTGATAATGGTCAAAGAGATACAATATATGACGTTTCTAGAATAGTTTTAAAACCTGGTTTTGAAGAAACTACAGGTCAACTTGTTATTGCTTTTGATTACTTTGAACATTCACAAGGTGACTTTGTTACCATAGACAGTTATTTACATGATGCAGGAGTTCCAGAAGATGAAATTCCAGACTTTAACTCTTCTGTTCTAGGTATAGTAGAACTTAAAAATGTTATTGATTTTAGACCAAAGGTAGATAGCACTGCTATTATACCAGGTTTCTTAAACAAATCATTATTAGAAATTACAGATAGTCCTTTCTCTGGTGCTGGTGCTGTGGTTTCTAGCACCCCTGCTCCTGATACAAACTTAGAGTATACATTCTCATTCAGTCAGAAACAATACTTAGATCGTATTGATGGTATTTTCTTAGATAAGAAAGGTCAGTTTATAGTTAAGGAAGGTAACTCATCTCTTAATCCTACTAAACCAGATCCAATAGAAGATGCTGTACCATTGTTCTATGCATATATTCCTGCGTTTACTAAGACAAGTAAAGATGTAAGACTTACTCCTGTAGACAATCGTCGTTACACAATGCGTGATATCGGTAAGTTAGAGAAGCGTATTGAAAGACTAGAATACTATACAACACTTAGCATACTAGAACAGCAAGCACTTAACATGCAAGTTAAAGACGAGATTGGTCTAGACAGATTCAAGTCTGGTTTCTTTGTTGATAACTTTGAGGCACATAAAGTTGGTAATCTTAGATCTCTTGATTACAAATGTTCTGTAGATCCACAGCAATCAGTTCTACGTCCACAATCTAAAGAAGATTCTATTCATCTTGGAGAGGTCAATACTAGAAACGATCAAAGAGCAGTTTCTGGATATCAGAAGTCTGGACATATGATAACATTGCCTTATCAATCATTATCTTTACTAGGAAATAATTTTGCATCTGCTACATTGAATCCCAATCCATTTGTTGTTTTACAATATGTTGGTGATAGTCATGTATCTCCATCAGTAGATCAATGGTATGATCAGTCTATTGAACCAGTTGTTGTAGATACTAATACAGATCTGTATAATATTTTCTTAGCAAAAGAGAATGTAAAAGAGAGTTTCTCTAGTATTCACAATTCATTTATTGTAAACTGGGTAGGTGCTTCATCATCATTTACAAGTATTAATTCTCTTGGTGGTGTAAACTCACAGATTGCTAACACATCTGTACAGACTGCATCTGTTGGTAGCACATCTAATATCAGTCCACAGAATAATGAGGTAGGAAAAGGTGTACAAACTAAGACTGTAAATGGTAGTTTAGTATCAACATCATTATCATTATTTGCTAGAAGTATACCTATCAAATTTAATGTTGGTAGAATGAAACCCAACACAAGAATCTATGTATTCTTAGAAGGTAGAGATATTAGTCGTTGGGTCAATCCAGATTTAAGATTTTCTGGCGTTGCTGGTAATTCTCTATCTGCATTCAACGGTCCTATCACAACAGATGAATATGGAAATGCTAGTGGTCTTATAGTTTTACCAGCTGGATATCCACCAGCTGAAAATGCTGTATGGACTGGAGATGTTGACAACCTATCTTATGACTCAGATTCTGAGCAAGTAACTTTGACTGCAGGAACACTCACATTTAGATTTACATCTAGTGCTACTAATGAAGCAAAAGAAGGAGTAGATTCTTATAGTGAAGTTAAGTATTATGCTACAGGTATTTTACCACAAAATCCTGATAGTATTATCTCTACTAAACCAGCAATCTTTAAATCAAATGAGGGTGTACAGTTAATTGAAAGTAATACTGATAATCCTGTAAGACCTAATCCTCTTGCACAGACATTTAAAATTGAAAACTTTGATGGTGGAGTATTTGTTACAGGATTAGATTTATTCTTTAGTAAGAAGAGTACAAATATACCGATCAAAACTTATATCACAAACGTAGATGCAGAAAAACCAGGCAAGAGTATAGTACCTGGCAGTGAAAAAACATTATCACCAAACACATTCCTTAAGTGTTTTGCTAGTGGTAATATGTCAATAACCAAAGGTGAAACTGTAACAGGTAATTCTTCTGCTGCGTCAGGTCCTATACTTCAAGTATTTGACAAGAACAATGTTGAATTAGTTGCTACTGCATCTGGTAGATATAGTCTTACAAACGAACAATGTTATACTGTTGTTCTTAGCAATCATAATGGTAAATCTTTCACTCCTAATGAGGGACTAACAATTCCATCAGTGACTCTTGCTAATGCAACAAACAATACAGATTTAGTATTAACTATCGCAAAAGATAGTGGTAAATTATCTGATATTAAGATTACAAATCCTGGTCTTAATTACGATAGTGCAATTCTTACTATTGAGAGTCCACAATTACCTGGCGGATCTACTGCTACAGCAAGCATAGAAGTTTCTGGTGGTAAAATTTATAATGCTGAAATAGCACTTAGTGGATTTGGATATACAGAAGCACCATCAGTTGTTGTGAAAGGCGTCGGAAATGGTGCTGGAGGGTGTGAAATACAAACCTTTATAGAAATAGATACACCAGCAGTTAGAATGGGTGTAGCGGTTGATACAGAGGGTGTTACACAATCAACAACTCCTACAAACTTTATGTTTGAGTATCCAGTATATTTACAGAATGATACCGAATATGCTCTTGTAGTAGAAACTGATTCTATAGATTATAAGTTATGGTCATCTAAATTAGGAGAAACCGACATATCAACAAGTACGGTTATAACAACTCAACCTTCATTAGGTTCGGTTTACCGATCACAAAACACTGAAAGTTGGACAGAGGATATATTTGAAGATCTTAAGTTTACTTTATATCGTGCAGAGTTTAATATTACTAGACCAGCAGAATTATTACTTAAGAACGAAAGCACAGGTTATGAACTTTTAGAATCAAATCCATTTGAGACAAATGCCAGTGCGAATACAAATTCAACATCTAAGTTATTCAAGAACAATAACTCTATTCTTAAAGTAACTCATAGAGATCATGGATTTGAAGATAGTGGTAAATCATATGTATTCTATAAAAATGCACTAGAGACTGGTGGTATCACACAATCAATATTGAATAGTACGTTATTTGAAGTAACAAATTCTGGTATTGACACATATAACATAACATCTAGTTCACAATCTGCTGCTAATGCAATAGGTGGTGGAGATGTTGTCTATGCTTCTTATAATAGAAAGTATGAAACATTGTATCCACAAATTCATTATCTATCATTTACTGGAACTAAGTTAGAGACATCAGTTAAGACAACAAATGTAATTCCTGTTGATTCTACTACAACTAATTACACATCATATTCAACATCTGATTATGAGAAAACATTTTTAAATGAACCACATTACTTTACTAATCAAAAATTTGTTGCCTCTAGAATAAATGAGACTTTGAATAATTTGACAGAATCTTTGACATATAAAATGTTATTGTCGTCTACTAAGTCTTATTTGAGTCCAATAATAGATTTATCAAGTGCTACTGTAAAAACATCTTCTAATAGAATAGAAAATGCTACAGGTCAGGAAGGTAGATTTGGTAGGAAGGATCAGATAATAAAATTCTATCCTGTTTATCAATTTAATCTTGCTGGTAATGCTGGCACTCAAATACAACCAGATCAATCAATAGTTGGAGCAACAACTAAAACTACTGGAACTATTGCAAGAGTAAATGGTAATGTTGTTTATGTTAGAGTTAAGACAAGTCAGTTCTTCCAAAAAGGAGAAACCGTAACTCTTGGAAATCAATCTTCTCTAACTAGTGTTACTGTTGATTCTAATCCATCACAAGTATTCTTTAGTATAGATCAAGCATCAACTATTGTTGCAAGAAATCCATCTATAATATTAGAAACATACGATAATATCATCACTGGTAAAACTACTATATGGAATAGTCAAACTCAGGAGTTAACATTGAAAGTTGATGTGCAACCAATCAATGATGACTTCAATGGTAGAATAATTGACAATGTTCTATACAATAGAAACTCTGTAACTACAGATCAAATTGCAGATATTTTCCGTGTTGGTGATTTTATCAAGTATCCTAATCAATCAGATGAAGAAGCATCATATTTAGAAGTTGGTTCTGTTACATATGAATCTGGTGTTGACTTTGTTTCTGAGGATACATCTAAAAATAGTTCTTCTATTGCTAAGTATGTTACCAAAGAAGTTTCAATACAAAGTCCAGCATCTGCTATTGATGTTCATCTCTTAGCAAATGTTAAAGATATAGGTAATATACAAGTTCTTTACAGATTTAAGAAAGCTTCTAGTCAAGAGAACTTTGAGGATATAGATTGGGAATACTTTAATGGAGACGGATCACCTGATGTATTTGAAATTGCAACAAGTGAAAACTCAATATCTAGTATTGTAGAAAAACAATCATCATACCAAGACTTGAAATATAGTATTGCTGATCTACCAGAGTTCTCGTCATTTGCAGTCAAAGTTATTATGCGTGGTGTTGATCCATCGTTTGTACCTAAGATTCAAGACATAAGGGCAGTAGCCTCATTCTAATTTCCGCATATGGATTATTTGAAGGTAGAAGGACATGATGGTCTTGTAAGAGACCAAAACACAGGTGCCATCTTAAATCTGGACGATTCTGCTATAGAAGCAAGAAGAAAGTCTAAGCACTTAGGTTCCGCATTGGATGACATAAATATGTTGAAGAATGAAGTGTCTGAAATAAAGTCCTTATTAAGAGAGTTAATCCAAAATGCCAGCAATACAAGTCGCTAAATCGGATACCTTTGAGACCCAAAGGCAGAAAATAAACCAAATAGGTGCAGATATATTTCAAGTCACTGCTGGTGGCACGGATCTATCTACTGGTAACCTAAAACTAGGTGATGGTACAAGACAATCTCCATCACTAGCTTTTACTACAGATGACAAGTTAGGTATCTACAAAGCAGGGATATCAACTTTAGGTTTTGTTGCACTAGAGAAAAAATTAATTGACATATCTGCAACTGACATAAAGTATTACAAAGATTTTATTGTACAGCAGAAAAAATTAGAAGATAGTGGTCTTTTGATACAAGACGTTGGTCAGAATTATGATGCTGGTAGTTATACGGAGGTTCCAGTATTAGGTGGTACTGGTGACAACGCTTTACTTGATATTGAAGTTGTTCCTTGGTCTGGATCTATTACACAACAGGGTAAAAATTATACACCTGGTGCTAACTTTACTGGGATAGCATTGGTTGGTAGTGCTACAGGTAGTAGTGCAACTTGTAATTTTGAAGTCCCTGAGTTAGAAGGTGCTATATCACAACCTGGTTCTGCATATGCTCCTGCTGTATATTCTGGCGTTCCTCTAACTGGAGGAAATGGTAATGGTGCAACTGCAGAAGTCACAATTACTGGTACTACAACTTTACCAACTACTGTACAAACGCCAGGTTCTGGATATGTAGATGGCACATATTCATCAGTACAATTTTATAACACTCCAACTCAAACATTTGTAGTAACAGTGAGTGGAGGACCTGGCACATATCAATATGTTATAGATGGTGCTACAACCCCAACTCTTAATTTAACTTCTGGTAACACATATCGTTTTGATCTGTCAGATGCTAGTAATAGCACACACCCTTTATATTTTCATGCTGCTGGTGATGAATTAGGTGCTTTAGATCAAACAAAATATGTTCAAGTTTCTCAAACTGTAGAAGGAACGCCAGGAGCATTTGTAGATTTAATTATTTTTGATCTTGGTTCTGGTAGTCTTGGATATGCTTGTTCTAACCATGCAGGAATGGGTGGATCAATTAACCATTCATCTGGATCCACAGGAGTCTATGGTAGAGGTGCTTTTGGTGACGTTACTGTTTCTGGTGGAGTAGTAACTAATGTTGATGTTGTTACTGCTGGTAATGGATACAAACAAGGAGATACATTTTCTGCTCTTCCTGTAGATCTTGGTGGTACTGGTAGTGGAATGGTTGCTTTGGTTGGAACTCCTGTATTTACAGGTGAAGTAACAAACGTCGTTATTGAAAGCACTGGTCAAAATTATCAGTCTGGAGATATATTATCAGCAACAGATGCAAATTTAGGAAATGGTGGTGGATCAGGATTCCAATTTACTGTTAGCACAACGCCAGGCGAGATTAATGAGTTTGAAATTGCAACTTATGGTACTGGTTATCAAATAGGAGATGTATTAGAATTGCCAGGTGCAACAACTGGTGTCAACTGTTACATACCAGGTACTATAAATGGTGTTTCTGTAACTCTTGGAACAGGAACATCCTTCACAGTCCCTGATGGTTCTAGATTAGAGGTAGGAATGTCAGTTCTTACTGAAGCAGGAAGCACAGGTGATACTGGTCAAGGTGTTACCATAGCAGGAATAAGTGGAAACATAGTTACAATATCTCAAGCTCCTGCAACTGCTGGTGCTGCAACTTTAACATTCTCATCTATTGATTCTTTGAATGTTGTGTTGCCATCAGTTGCTGGATTGTCAATTGGAGATACAATTACACAAACTTCTGGTAATGCAGTATTGGGCACCAATACAACAATTGGATCAATTGATGCTCCCAACAATACTATAGCATTATCTGGAGCAGCAACAGAACCAGGTACTGCTGTTTTAAATTTCTCTCCTGTATTTGGTGTAGGTACTCAGACATTTCAATATACAATTTCAAGATTAGGATCTATAGACACAGCAGTAATTTCTGGAAATAATGCTGGAAATGGATACTCTGAAAATGATGTTCTTACAGTAGATCCTACAAACCTAGTAGCAGCAGAAACTAAAATTGTAAAATATGTAAATACTCAAACTCTAACATTTAGTGGAACTGTTGCTGCAGGAACTTTTACAACATCTCAAACAGTAAGTCAACAAGATGGAACGATAGTTACATTTGTACCAACAGCATCAACAATCTTAGCAGAAGCAGACGCAGATTATGGCGTGCTATCTGCCAGTGGTGGAAATGGTAGTGGAGCAACATTTACTGTAACCAGAGACGCACAGGGTGTTGCTGCTGTTCAAGTTAGTGATGGTGGTTTTGGATACGCAGCTCAGGAAACTTTAACAATTGCTGGTACGTCAGTAGGTGGTACTTCTCCTGCAGATGACATCACTATTACAGTTGACAGTGTAACAGATTTTGATGACTACACAATATTACAGGTAAACGAAAGTGGTGGTAACACAACAAATATTGTTATTGAAATAAATGATGTCAACACTGGTTTTACTAACCCTAATGTTCTAACCAGATCTGGAGGTGCAGGACTTTATACAGTCGCAACATCAACTGATGATGATATATTTACAATTGACGATGTATTTACTCCTAGTTTTACTTTTTATGTTGGTAGCACATACACATTTGATCTTGCTGATGCATCTTTATCAGCAGATACTTTTGCTCTTAGTGCATTTGAAGGAGGTTCGTATGCACCATCTCTAGTAGAAAATATAGTAGCAACACTAGACACACAAAGTAAAACAATTTCTGTAGCATCTACAACTGGAATTGAAGTTGGTATGGCAGTTACTGGAACTGGAGTGGGTCAACTTGCTGCTGTTACAAGAGTTGTGAGTAAAACTGCAACCAGTGTAACTATTGACGAATTTCCTATCAATGCTGGAACTGTAACTTTAAAATTTGAAGGTGCTGAATATACAGATGGTGTTACTAGATCTGCACAAGCATTAACAATCAAAGTAACATCATCAACACCATCACCTCTTTACTATTACTCTCAAAATAATGCTGGATATGGTGAGGGAGCAACAATAACAATAGATCCAAATAACCCAAAAGTATTTGGTAGTGGGTTTAGTATTTTAGTTCAAACAATTGAGTCTACAGATGTAATTGTTGGTGACATTGATGCTGGAGTTTTGTCTGCCATAACTTTTAGTGGAACTGATTTAAGTGTCGCCACTGGTACAGTTACTGGAAAATTAACTTGCCCTGATATTGAAGGTGATGTTATAGCAGCATCAGCAATTAATTCTACTGGTAATTTAACTTCCACTGCGAGTAACATTGTAAACAACGGTAATTTCTTTATTGGATCAACACCACAAACAAATGTATTAGATGTTGTTGGTAGCACTGGTGCGTTAACGACAAGTGGATTTGTCAAAACATTAGACAAATTTAATAGCAATGATCAAATTGAGATTGAAGATAATGATATTAAGTCACTTTCTGGATTTGATGTTCTTATAACTCCAGCAGCAACAAGAGTTGCAAAGATAAACACAACGTCTGCAATTATTATTCCTGCTGGTGATACTAATGCTAGACCATCATCTGCTGTAGTAGAAAATGGTGCAATTAGATTTAACACAGATAGTGGACAGTATGAAGGATATAGTTCTGCAACAACATCTTGGTCATCACTAGGTGGTGTTAGAGACTTAGATGGCAACACATACATCTCTGCTGAAGAAACTGTTGGTGCAAACGATAATAAATTATGGTTCTACAATGATGGTGACAATACAATCAGAGTTACACCAAATCATTTAGAATTTATTCAAATGAAGAAGGTGCGTTCTCTTAATACAGCAGCACCAACTTACACTGAATGGGCAGCAAATACTCCTGTA